AGGATGAAACAAATTGGATAAAAGCAAATCCAAATTTAAATGTATCTGTATCTATTTCACATCTAAAATCTGAGTATAAAAAGGCAATTAACCAATCTAGTAAAATACCAAACTTTAAAACAAAGCATCTTAACAAGTGGGTAGATGCTGCTGAAGTTAGAATTCCTGAAGATATCTGGGATAAATGTTCAGGGAAAATAAGAATGAAAAACTTTTTAGAACACGGATGTGCCGGCGCCTTGGACCTAAGTTCAACGATAGATTTATCTGCAATAGTTTTTGTAAGTAATCCAGACGAAGATGGGATAAGAGATTTACTGCCTATGCTGTTTTGTCCATTGGATACTGTGGAAAAAAGATCTTCTGAAGATAGAGTTCCCTACAAATTTTGGAAAAATCAAACCCTAAAAAAATACATCGATCTGAAAGGTTTTAATGATGTAAGTAGTTTTTTTGAAAAGCAGCCAATCCTTCAGGCGACACCAGGTAACCAAATTGACTATGAAAACTTACAAAGCATTGTTGCATTTTGTTGGGATGTGCTTCACCCAAAGTGGTATGAATACGATTCGTGGCAAGCTACTCAACTGGTTCAGAATCTAACAGCTAGAGAAATAGAGATGCATCCATTTCCTCAAACCACAGCTCACTTTTCATTTCCTACTAAAGAATTTGAAACGCTTATTTATTCTGAAAAAATAAGACATGGCGGTCACCCAATTTTAAAATGGATGATTTCTGGATGCGTAGCTTATCAAGATCCAAACGAGAATATACGCTATGCAAAAAACAAATCGACCAAAAGAATAGATGGCATCATTGCATCTGTAATGGCTTTAGCAGGAACAATGACACCAGAGGATAATAACGAATCTCAATACAATAACACCGATCCAAATGAAATCACATTCTGAATTAGAAACTGAAAATCAATTAATTAAAAAGCTGGCCACTAACGTAGGATTTTACAACTACTTTTTTGAAATGCTAAAAACCTCTAAAACAAATCTTGAAGCCTTTAACCGGGCAAACGATCAATACTTTGAATTTTTTGGGGAGTACAAATACTCATGTTACAGAAGTTTTAGCAATGTGAATAATAGAAAAAACAACAAGAAATGAAAAAAGACCTCAAATTTATATTTATAGTAGTGCTCACTTTTGCTTTCCCACTGGCGACTTCTACCCTACTCGATTTGAAATGGATCAACGACCACTGGATAAGAATTTTACTTATAATAATTCTGATGGCTTTTGAAATTGCAGTGTGCATTTTTATTTTAAAAGAAAAACTCAAAAATTAAATATAGAACATGGAAAAATTACAATGGGTAACTAAAAAAGTAAAAGTTAAAGACTTAGTTAAGTTAGATTTTAATCCGAGAAAAATTACTGCAGTTAAACAGAAAAAGTTGCTAGAAAGCTTAAATAAATTTAATCTGGTTGAAATACCTGCAATAAATACAGACTATAAAATAATTGGTGGAAATCAAAGAATCACAGCTTTATTGCTGGCAGGTCGAGGGGATGAAGAAATTGATGTCAGATTTCCAAACAGAAAACTTACGGAAATAGAAGTTAAAGAATATTCTATTATCAGTAATACTCATGCAGGTGAATTTGATTTTGAGGTATTGGATTTAGAATTTTCAGAAATTGACTTACCAGAATTAGGCTTTGATATTTTAGGGTTAGATGAATGGATTATTAAAAAAGATAAATTGCTTGCTGATAAAGCTTACGAGGATGATTACATTATTCCTGAAGAATTAGATGTTGATGTTGTTTTAGGTGATTTAATTGAAATTGGAGAGCATCGTTTATTGTGTGGCAGTTCAACCGATGTTAATGATATCGCTAAATTAATGAACGGAAGTTTAGCGGACATGGTTTTAACAGACCCACCATATAATGTAAATTATACAGGAGCAACTAAAGATGCTCTAACTATTAAAAACGACTCAATTACTAATGATGATTTTTACAAATTTCTTTATGATTTTTATACTGCATTAGGAAGTTTTACAAAAAAAGGCGGAGCTTGGTATGTTTGGCATGCCGATTCTGAGGGTGCTAATTTTAGACAAGCCATGAAGGATTCTGGAATTCTTTTAAAACAATGTTTAATCTGGTTAAAAAGTTCAATGGTATTAGGCAGACAAGACTACCAATGGAGACATGAGCCATGCCTAGAAGCTGTGAATGCAGAGAGTTGGGAATGGATAAAAGAACATGAGCCATGTTTGTACGGATGGAGAGAAGGCGGTAGCCATTTTTGGAAAGGTGGACGTAAGCAAACTACAATTCTAGAATTTGATAAACCAAATAGAAATGGAGAGCACCCAACAATGAAACCAATTTTACTATTTGGGTTACAGATAGGAAACAGTTCAAAAGTTGGTGAAATAGTAAGTGATGGGTTTCTTGGTTCTGGAACTACAATGGTAGCATCACACCAATTAGACCGAAAATGTTACGCCATGGAACTTGACCCTAAGTACTGCCAAGTAACAATTGACAGAATGTTAAAGCTGGATAATACACTAAATGTAAAGATAAACGGTAAAGATTATATTAAAAAAATCTAAAATGAAATACACAGAAGAATTTTTAAAAAAGATGATACAAGTTGGAACTCTTGGATATCCTTTATCTAAGGTGGTAAATGTATTAGAAGTTGATGATTTTGAAGTTTTTAAAAAAGATTTTTATGATGAAAATCACACAATTAATTTATACTACAATAAAGGACTTGATAAAGCTGATTTACTAATAGACAGTAAATTATTTGATTTAGCTAAAAGTGGTGATCTAAAAGCTTTAGAAAAGTATGAGCGTAGAAAAATAGAATATCAGGAACGCTATCAAGATGAATTTAAAAAAAGAAAAAGAAAATAAAATTTAAAAAAACTATGCAATCAAAAAAAGAATCATTTAAAGAAAGTCTCATCAATACTTTTTTAGGTTTTACAATATCACTAGCAGCTACTTTTTTAGTGCTCCCTTTGTTTGGAATACATAGTACAGCTTTAAAAAACCTTGGAATAACACTATGCTTTACATTGATAAGCATTTTAAGAGGCTACTTAATTAGACGATACTTCAATAAAAAACTAAAGAAATGAGAAAAATAAAATTTAGATTCTGGGATTTAACATTAAAAAAAATGTGTTATAGAAAACCACTAACCAATGATTTTTCGGTAAAAGATATCATCCCATTGCAATCAATTGGACGTGAAGATAAAAAAGGAATTGAAATATTTGAAGCCGATTACCTTGTCGATTACTATCCTATTGATGAAGAGGATTTAAGTTTAGGATACAATGAAAGTCTTTTGCCTGTTGTTTGGTGCGAAGATACTTTAAGCTGGTGCATCGATGTTTCATTTAAAAAAGATGGAAGTTTTTTAACATCACTCGTTGAATATTTTGGTGAGCATTTGGAGGTCAAAGGCAATGTTTATGAAAATGAAAATAAAAAAACCCTTCTCAAATGAAAAAGAAATTTTGGACCAAAGAAGAAATTGATTACTTGATAGAGAACTATCCAGATAAGGAAAACGAGGATCTGGCTATAATACTAAACAGAACTAAATCTAGCATAACCGGAAAGAGTGGGCCTTTAGGACTTAGAAAAAGCAAAGCATTTTGGAAAAGAGTTGGTGGTATTTATGCAGCTCAGTGCAAGCATACACAATTTAAAAAAGGCAATATTGCTTTTAATAAAGGAAAAAAGCGAGAAGAGTTTATGACTCCAGAGGGGATGGCGGCGGTAGAGAAAACACAATTCAAAAAAGGCAGAAAGGCACATAACACACAGGGGCCAGATTATGAATCTATAAGATGGGAAAAGAAAATTCCTTATAGGTACAAAAAAAACAAAGATGGATATATGCAGGCTTCTCATCGTTTACTTTGGGAAGAACACCATGGCAAAATACCTGAAGGGATGATTATCATTTTTATAAATAGGGATAGTTTAGATTGCAGAATTGAGAATTTAATGGCCATTACCAGGCGTGAACATCTTGATAGAAATTATTTGCAATATCCAAATCAAATTAAACGAGGCATTAAACTAAAAAATAAACTAGAAAAACAAATCAAAAACTAAAAACGACTATGGAAAATTCTATCGATCAACTCAACAAAGTACTTTTTGAAACTTTGGAGCAAGCCAAAAACAAAAGTCACCAAAAATGCCAAGGGGCAAACGGTGATCAAGAAGGATAAGTCTAGCGAAAAGCTACCTCTTAAGCAGCTGCCTATGTATTCCACCAACTATTCTGATGGGTTTAAATACTTGCTTTACAGAAAAAACTGGGTGAAGATTAGCAACGGTCGGAGCATTTACCAGACCAGTGATCCAGAGGTTTATTAGTTTTTAATGTTAAATATTCTTAAATAGTCTAATATATTAGAATATTAGACTTATATTTGAGTAACCTTAAAAACAAGAACTTATGCAAACTGTTAAAAAAATTACAAGAATCAAGAAATCTTATAAAGATTTATTTTTTGAAGCGAATTCACATCGTGATATTAATGATGTAAATTATGTTTGGGAAAATGCAAACTTTAAAGCATTACAAGATTTAACAACAGAAAAGGCAAACTTACAAGCTTTATTTTCTTTGTTAAATAGTAACAGGACATTGCCTTTAACAATAGACTCCCATATTACTTGCTATGCCTCTGGTGGATATGGAGATGCTGGTTCTTTTATTAACGCTAAGGGAACTATTTTTTCTTTAAATACAAAGGTTCCAGAAGAGTTTATAAAAACTAATGCTGTAGAAACTAAAAATTACAAAAACATTACTGTTAATTATAAAAGTTTTCCAGCTCTTTATTTCTTTAAAAAACCATCTAAATTAAAGTATGATAAGCCTATTTCTAAACTTAAATTTGATTTAAAAAAAGGAGATATAGTTACATTAATGGAATGCGATACAATTCAAGAAACCTTTACTTCATCTAAGGAACAAGATTTAGTATTAATTGGTAAAATTAATGAAGCTTATGCAGATGGTTATCATAACGTTTACGATTATAAGTTGCTATTTGATGATATAGATGTAGAAAGTCATTACAAAACTTATACAGATATTGGTGGTAAATGGTTATGTGTTAATGATAAAAAAGTAGCGCATTTAGGAAATGGATTTGGAGACGGTACTTATACTATGCGTTTTTCAAAAGGTAAGCTAGTAAGATAATGCCTAAGTGCATATCTGTAAGGTTAGATAGTTTTTATAGCATTTCTAGTAAATGCTATAAAGCTAGAGCCTTCGATGGATCAGAAGCTTTAATACCTGCTAGTCAATTTTACGGCCAAGACATGGATGTAAGTAAAAGTGGAGCTTTTTGGATAACAGAATGGATTTTGAGCAAAGTAGATCTTCAACATAGCTCAAAGAAATGGTCTATTTTTTCTAAAGATGGGAAAAATATTGGCCAAATAGAATTTAAACACCATAAGCCTAAAAAGCTAAATCCTTTAGAAATCACTTACGATGAAACCCTTAATAGACCAAATAAAAAGTAAAGAAAAGCTTTCTACTAAAAAAGTAGGTGCTTTCTTTATGGAGGCCGGCACTGGAAAGACAAGACCAGTAATTGAGTTGGTAAATGAATTAAAGCCTACTTATGTTTTGTATCTAGCCCCTTACCAATGTATAAACACAGATAATTACCAAGAAAGCACAAAACACGAAATTGAAAAGTGGGGTGGTTTTAATTGTGATTTCGATTTGATCGGTATTGAAAGTATTTCCATGTCGGATAGGATTTATTTACAGATTTTTAAAAAAATATCAACTTCTTGGAAGCCTGTTATTATTGTAGATGAAAGCCTAAAGATTAAGAATGAAAATGCAAAACGAACCCAACGCATACATACATTGGGTAAAATGGTGCAATACAAATATATTTTGAACGGAACACCGCTGAGTAGAAACTTACTTGATCTTAAAGCTCAAATGGATTTCCTTTCTCCTACTATTTTAAACATGAGTTTGCCAGAATTTAAAAATAACTTTTGCGAGTATAAGCAAATGACTATTAAGAAGCCAGGCACTTATAAAGGCATTACAAAAGAATGGATTATTGCTTATCATAATATGGATTATCTACATAAATTAATTGAGCCTTACATCTTTAGAGCTGATTTAAGAATAGACGTAGGGATAGACTTTATAGATATTGAATACGAGCTTCAGGAAGATGAAAAAACAGAACATAAAAGAATTATGGAGGAAGTCCTTTCAGAAGATTGGCTTATGGCTAAACCTAACTTTTTTTTAATGTTGACTCAAAAGCTTCAACATAATTATTCTTTAAGCGATGAGAAACTTCAAGTTGTTTTTGAGGTATTAAAAGATAATCCTCAAACTTTAATTGTCGCTAAGTTTGTGAATACACAACAAGAATTAAAACGAAGGTTTCCTAAAGCAAGAATATTAAGTTGGCAAAAACATGGTCATGGGTTAAATCTCCAGTACGATTTTAATGAAATGCTTTTGTTTGATCAGCATTGGGATTTTGGTTTGTTCGACCAGATCATAAAAAGAATTTACCGTACCGGGCAAACCAAAAGTTGTACTATACGTAGATTGATAGGCAATGTAGGTCTTGAAAATATGATGTATAAAAATGTAGATAAAAAGGCAAATTTCTTGAACGAGTTTAAAAAATTGACTCTAGAGCAATTTAAAAAAATAGCAGAATGAAAAAGTATTTAGACACTAATGTTTATGAAGCTTTCATGGAAAGAATAAATTTCATTTTTGATGAATTTGAATTGGTTTATTTTTCTTTTTCTGGGGGTAAAGATTCTTCTGTAATGCTTCAGCTTGCTAATAGTGAAGCTGAAAAAAGAAAAAGAACTTTTGATGTGTTTTATGTAGATTATGAAGCGCAGTATAAAGCAACGATAGATCATGTTTATGAGCTTAAAGAGCTTTCACAAATACGTGATTTTTATCATTTATGCTTGCCTTTCAATTCTCATAACGCTAGTAGTGTATTCCAGCCCAACTGGCAACCTTGGTTACAAAAAGATAAAGATAAGTGGGTGCGTGAAATGCCTAATGATTGTATAAATGAATTTAATCATCCTTTTGGCAACTTATTTGTTCCTGGAGAAGAAGTTGAAGATTTCATGTATAAATTTCCTCTTTGGTTAATGAAAAAGCACAATTCCAAAAAGGTAGGTTGTTTTGTAGGAATAAGAACAGATGAGTCTATGAATAGGTTTAGGGCTATCGCTTTTGGAAAGAATTTGTATAAAGGGTTAAACTGGACTACGAAAATAAAAGAAAACGTATTTAACATTTATCCTATCTACGATTGGAGGACAGAAGATGTATGGCATGCTGTAAGTAAATTTAATTTGAAATTTAATAAATCCTATGAAATGATGTATAAAAACGGCATGGGAATACACGAACAGCGTATTTGCCAGCCCTATGGAGCAGATCAAAGGGTTTCACTTAATCAATGGGCTTCTCTAGAACCTGAAACTTGGCATAAGGTGGTGAATAGAGTAAGTGGTGCAAATTTTGGAAATATTTATTGCAAGACCGATTTACTAGGCCATAACGGCACTTCAAAGCCAAATCATTTGAATTGGGAACAATATGCAGTTTTTTTGCTGGAATCTTTAGGAATGTACTCTCCAGAGCTTCGAGATCATTACGTAAGAAAAATAAAAATTTTTTTTGCTTTTTTTGAAAAAGAAGAAGGTGTAAATATTTCTAAAATAAAGGATGAAATGTCTCCAAAAGAAATCATTAAAAAATTTGGTGATCACACAAGTGGCAAATGGATACATTGGAAGCGTATTGCTAAAGCAATAGAAAAAAATGATTTTGCTTGTCGTTCACTTTCTTATGGAATTACAAAAGCGGATAGAGAAGATATGGTTTTACTAAAAGAAAAATGGGGTAAATTACTAGGCATACAGGAAAGCACCAAAGAAATGAGAAATCTTAAAAAAGAGTTAGAAAATGAAAAAAATTAAATTCCCAGTATTAGATGTTAAGCTTGTTGATATTAATTTACTTCAAGCAAACGATTATAATCCAAATAGTGTAGCTCCTCCAGAAATGAAGCTTTTAAGATTAAGTATAGAAGAAGATGGTTATACTCAGCCAATAGTTACATATTTTGATGGCTCAAAATATGTTATTGTTGATGGATTTCATAGATATAGATGTGCTAAAGAATATTTCAAAATCAAGGAAGTACCAGTAGTGGTTATAAATAAAAACATAGATGAGCGAATGGCTTCAACTATTCGTCATAACAGAGCTAGAGGAACACATGCTATTAAAGGAATGAGTGATATTGTTTTATCTCTTACTAAAGCAGGCTGGGCAGATCTAGAAGTTGCAAAACATCTAGGCATGGATGCTGAAGAAGTTTTAAGACTTAAACAAATAACAGGGCTGAAAGAAGCTTTCGCCAATCATGAGTTTAGTAAAAGTTGGAATGAATTTGAAAGTAAATTAAAATAATTATGCAACTAAAAACAAACCATCAATTTCTGGAAGAGATCAAAAACACAGCTGCGAAAAAAAGGATTTCCCTTATAGAACTTCCTAAGATAATAGGGATGAAACAATCTACCTTTTATAGGAATATGAGCGGCAAAGGTTTATTTTCTCTTCACCATTCTATTCTATTGGCAAATGCTTTGGACCTCAAGCTTCATTTGGAAGTTTAGAGGTTGAAGCTTTTAGAAATAGGGTTGTTAACACCCGTATAAAAAAACGTTTTAATGTTTTTTATACACTGTTAGCAAAATTTTAAAAACTCCAACAAAGGAAACATTGTTGGAGTTTTTAATTAGATAGCTCCCATATTTTTGAAGCAGATAAAAGAAATATGTCTGTTTTTCAAAATGCGTTAAGATCAGTTGTAAGTGCTCAAACATTTGTTGGAGGCTTTCCTGGTTTTGCTTATGGCCTAACCGAATCTTCAAAGAAGGTAAACGTCCGCACCTCATTAACGCTTTCCGCTTTTTATAGCGGAATAGACATGATAGCAAATTCCATAGCAATACTTCCACATGCTGTAGTACAAAAAACAGATAACAATATTACTTATCTTAAGGACCATCCGGTCAATAAGTTAATTAACAATAGACCCAATCATCACCAGTCGCCTTTTGGCTTTAAGCATTTAATCGCTCTCACTGTTTTATTGAGGGGTAATTACTTTGCTGGTATCGTAACCGATGAATCTGGAAACAAAATATCCTTAGACTTTTGGGATTCCAGTCTAGTCACGGTTATAGATCATGAAGGTAAATTATTTTATCAATACAAAAGTGAGATGTACAGTGCTTACGAAGTCTTTCACGTTTCGGGTTTTTCATTTGATGGAAAGCTTGGAAAATCTGTTTTAGAATTTGCAGCAGATAACCTTGGTGTTACATTAAATGCACAAAAATTTGGCTCTATGTCTCTAGAAGATCAAGGCCTAAGCTATGGTGTAATTGAATCTGACAAAAAAATAGACAGTACTGCAAAAGACGCTTTAGGTACAGCCTTCGAAAAAAGGCTTACATCTATGAATAAGCATAGAGCAGCCGTACTGGATGAAGGGATGAAATATAAAAGCATAGGTCTTAATCCTGAAGAATCAAAATTTATTGAAACCTACGCCAGTGGTACAGAAGATATCGCCAGGTGGTTACACATACCGAATCACAAATTAAGAATAAAGGGTGAAGGTGGTTATAACTCTATGGTGCAAATGGAACAGGATTATTTGCAGTCTGCTGTAAAACCTTTAGCCCAAAAGATAAAAGAAGAAATCGAATTTAAGCTTTTCACAGATCCTGAAAAAGCTAATTCGATAGCGATAGATCAAAACTTTAAAATACTACTACAGGTAGATCCTAAGTCCAGAGCAGAATATTACAAGTCTATGGTATTCCTTAAGGCTATGACTCCCAACGAAATTAGAGTTTTAGAAAGTCTAAACCCATATCCAGATGGTGATCAATTTTTACAAATGTCTAATCTTCTTAACGAAGAACAAATGAAAAAACTATTAGCTGATGAAAGCAAAGGATAAAATACAAGTAAGAAATGCACAAGTGCGTGCAGACAGTATAAACGAAGCAGAAAGAACTATTGACTTTGTAATTTCTAGTGAAGCTGTAGATACTTATGATACTGTTTTTAAAAGTAATGGATGGCTGCTTGATCGCTACGAAACAAATCCTATTGTATGTTTTAACCATAATCACACCGATGCTGATAGTGTAATTGGAACTTCAGTAGTTTTTATAGAAGATGGTTTAGTTATAGGTCGCGCAAAATTTGAAGCTGCAGAAAACAATCCTCTAGCAGAGAAGATCTTCAACAAGGTTAAGAATGGAATAATTCGTGGAGCCTCTATAAGGGCCGAAATATTAGACGGTAGATATGGACTAGAAGATCTTAATGAAGATCCCAATGTTTTGTATTTCACACAGCAGAGGCTAGTCGAGTGGTCTATTGTTTCTCTAAACTCCAATCCAGATGCACTGGCCAGAAATACAAGTGATCTCAATGAGATTATAAAAGAATTTACACCAATTATACCTGCAGAAGATAATGCAGATGAACAAAAAAGAACTTCAGGATTTGATGTTTTTGAAGCTCAATTATTAATCAATAAAAATAATACCCATGCTTAAAATTGCACAGTTACAACAAGAGAGAGCTTCAAAAACTAAAGCTCAAGAAGATCTGGTCAAGGCCAGAAAAGAAGGTGATGGAAAATTCACCGATGAACAAAGAACCCAATTTGCAACTCTCCAAACTGAAATCGAGGCACTAGATGCTGACATTGCAGAAGAGAGACAAATTGAAGACTTCGAAAAAAGAGCTGCAGCCCAAAAAGGTGAGCGCAAAAGTGGTGCTAAACCAAAAGGTGAAGAAGCTGAAAAGCGTGAAATCACGGAGCGTGCATCCATTACCAAAGCTTTTAGAAGTAAAGGCATTTTGGAAGGTGCAGAAAAAGAACTTAATGAAATTGGAATCGAGGCCAATAGAGCTGCAGGAGTAGAAACTCCAGATAATGCAAGATTTACCATCCCTATGTCTGCTTTACGGGCTCAATCTGTCACCGGTGATAGTGGTGAAAAGGGAGGTCAATTGGTTGTAGATCAAACTCCAAGAGTGCAAATGCCTTTTCAACCAGCAACTTTTTTGGAGTCTCTTGGAGCTACAAGATTAAGCGGTTTAACTGGAGGATCTATTCCCCTTCCTGTTGGACAAAAGTACACCATGCAATGGTTAGCAGAAAATGCTGCTATTACTCCACAAGATAAGAACTTTACTGGCCCAGAACTTTCTCCAGAACGTTTGGGTGGCGCAGTAGATGTTTCTAGAAGACTTATTCTACAGTCTAGTCCAGATGTAGAAAGCCTTGTAAGACAAATGATTTTGCGAGCTTATGAGACTTCTCTAAATGCTGCAGCAATCAACGGAGCTGGATCTGGCAACGAGCCAGAAGGAATTTTGAACAAGGCTGGAACAGTCCTTTCTTCTGTAGAAACACCGGAAGCTGCAAAATGGGAGCATGTCACTGAGCTTATGGGCTTAATAGATGCAGAAGATGCAACTGAACTTTCTAGAGCTTACCTAATGTCTCCCCAGCTTAGAGCTGCTTTCATGAGTACCAAGAAAGATGCTGGTTCTGGTCGATTCGTTATGGAAACTAGAAATGAGTTAAATGGTAGTAATGCCGCTGCAACTTCTCTTGTGCCTACACTTACAGATAACGAGGCCTTAATTTACGGAGACTTTAGTAAATTGTTTATTGGAGAATGGGGCGCAGTGTCTTTATTGGAAGATCCTTATTCTGCTTCTTTGAGTAATGCCATTAGATTGGTAATTAACTCTCACGCAGGTGTAGAGATAGCTCAGGAAAATGCATTCTCTGCCAACAAATTTATCACCATATAATCATTTATTGTGTTGCTCTGGGTCTTTCAGGCTCAGAGTGATATAATATTAAAAATTTAAAAATTATGTCTGAAGAAAATAAAAGCACAGAAAAGGTGGAGCAATCTACTGGTGAGGCCAAAAAAGCTGCAGATCAAGAAAAGTCTAAAGCTAAGAAAGCAAAATCTAAAAAGCCAGAAAAGCAAAAGGATGTAAAGGTGAAGATCCTTTGTCACAATGCAGCTGGAAAATACGGTCTTCCACAAC